TACTCCAAGGAAAAAACGTCCTCTACATCACTCTCGAAATGGCAGAGGAAAAGATTGCGGAGAGGATCGATGCTAATCTACTTAATGTTCCTATACAGGACATAACAGATCTTCCCAAACCTATGTTTGATACGAAGGTCACTAATCTTTCTAAAAAGACACAGGGATCATTAATCATCAAAGAGTATCCAACTGCCTCTGCCCACTCAGGACATTTTAAATCATTACTTCAAGAGTTAGCGTTGAAGAAATCATTTAGACCTGATATAATATTCATAGACTACCTTAACATCTGTGCTAGTTCACGATATCGTCAAAACGCCTCTGTCAATTCCTACTCGTTCATCAAAGCGATTGCGGAAGAACTCAGGGGTCTCGCAGTTGAGGCGAACCTTCCGATTGTATCTGCCACTCAAACTACTCGTAGCGGTTTTGCTAGTAGCGATGTGGACCTTACTGACACCTCTGAATCTTTTGGACTCCCTGCTACTGCTGACCTTATGTTTGCCCTTATTTCTACAGAAGAGTTGGAAGGGTTAAATCAAATAATGGTAAAGCAATTGAAGAATAGGTATAACGATCCTACTATCTTCAAGAGATTTGTTGTGGGTATTGATAGAGCAAAGATGAGATTGTATGATGTAGAGCAATCTGCACAGGAGGATATTCTTGACAGTGGACAAGAAGAGGAGTATAATAATGAGGAGAAGACACCTAAAAAATCATTTGCAGGATTTAAATTTAATTAATATGACCAAACAAGTTGATACACAAAAATATACTGAGTTTGTAGACGCAGTAACATCTAAAGAATCGAATGATTATATTTCATTTAACTCTAGGTGCTTTGAGATACAGAAAGATCCTGATGGAATCCCTGTTCATCGTTTACTAACTGCTGCTCTTGGCATTTGTGCTGAAGGTGGTGAGTTTACTGAAGTAGTAAAGAAGATGGTCTTCCAAGGTAAACCTGTGAATGATGAGAACATCTTTCATATGAAAAGAGAACTTGGAGATATAATGTGGTATGTTGCTCAGGCATGTATGGCACTTGATACTGATTTCAATGAGATTATTGAAATGAATGTAGAGAAGTTAAAGGCAAGATATCCTGGTGGTGAGTTTGACGTACATTATTCGGAGAATCGTAAAGATGGTGATGTATAATGGATTATAAGATTCATAAATCTGAATTAATTGTTAAACATCAGTCAGAGTTTATAGATCTAATTAATACATCTTACAATCTTCATCAAAGAATATTTAATGAAGATTCAACTTGGTCTTATTACAAATATAATTTCTTTTCATTATCAGCACCATCGTTATTATCGTATAAGTTATTTGTTGAACTTAAAAATCTTATTAACGAGTATATCCCAAGCGATGATGTAAAATGGATGCAATGTTGGATTAATTATCATTATCCCGATCAAGTGTTGAAATGGCATAACCATGATTGGGATTATCATGGTTATATAAGTATAGATCCAAAGAAAACAAGAACAGTTTTTTCTGGATATGAAATTGAAAATCAAGTTGGAAATATTTACATGGGTCCTGGAGATAGAGAACATAAAGTTGTTGTTGATGAGAACTTTAATACTCCAAGAATTACTTTAGGATTTGATATAACACTTGAATCTGAAGATCCTAATGATATGTTATCTCTAATTCCAATTACAAAATAAAAAATTTATGACTAATTACGCATTATTAAGTGTATCAAATAAAACTGGTATCGTAGATTTCGCAAGATCTCTAGTTGATTATGGATATACTATAATTTCTAGTGGTGGAACTCATTCTGTAATAGCAGCAGAAGGAATACCTGTAACTAAGGTTTCTGATTATACTGGATCACCAGAGATTCTTAATGGAAGAGTAAAGACCTTACATCCAAAGATTCATGGTGGTATTCTTGCACAGCGTGGTAATCCCGTACATGATATGGATCGTAATGCAAATGAGATTGGATTGATTGATATTGTAGCAGTAAACTTATATCCTTTCGCAGAAACAGTTGCTAAACCAGATGTAACTCTTGCAGATGCAATTGAGAATATTGATATTGGTGGTCCTAGTATGGTCAGATCAGCAGCAAAGAATTTTAAGGATGTTGCTGTAATGACTAACCCACATCAGTATGGGATTTATATGGATTCTATAAAAGGTAATATATCAATTAAACCTGAGACTTTAAGAACGCAATTTATGTTAGAAGCATTTAAACATACTGCTGAGTATGATGCTGCTATTAGTGCTTGGATGGAGAAAGGTAACTTCAGGGCTAAAATAAATACTTGAAAAGTATTTAAATGGCAGGGCAGCAGGGATTTGCTTACGAGAGTAGAGTCCACAATAAATTAAAAAGTGGTGGATATGTTCCTGCTGGATTTTCTCCTGCAGGATCTAATGCTAGTGCTCCTGACGGAATGTTTACATATGGTGGAACCACACATAACTTGGAAGTTAAATTGAATTTAGCAACTGATTATGGTCAAGGATCTTTAAATTATAGTCAAGGTGTTTGGTCTTTAGGTGGTGCTAATACTGTAGCAGCAGATGAGATGAGAAGATTATTACGTTCTGTTGGTGTCGAACCTTTTGTAAATCGAGTATGGGGAGTTCAAGGTGCTCCAAATAAAGGAACGGTAATACCAGCAGAATTTACCCAAGCAATGGTAACTGAGGATTATAGAAAGTTTGCTGATAAATTTGTAGCAATACCATCATCAGCATTACATAGTTATTATGCATCTAAGGGAACCTATTATATTCAAGTTGGTGGATATGGACTCTATTATATGGCAGCAAATCCAGCAGGATTAGATGTACCACAATTTACACCAGGTTTAAGAGTAAGAATAAGAACAAAAAGAGGTGGTAGTACACCCATATATAATTACAGATTTACTACAGCACTTCAGGTAACTCAAAGACCTGCTAGATCATCTGTAGATATAGATCGTAGTCTTGATTTCTTAGTTGAATAATGAATAATTTGATAGATCAACTCATTATTGAGTTTAAAAAACTGAAAAGGGTTAGAGGAAATTTATTTGAAAATTTCTTAGTTTTTGTGCATTTATGCTTAACAGGTAAGAAAGATGATAAATATAAGGTAAAGGTTAATGAAATATTAGAGTATATTGTTATCAATAAACAATCCATTAAATTGAAATTAATACAAAACTAATGAAATCTTTTGCATCATTTTTAACTGAAACTACTGCTACTCAGCAAGCTGCCCGTTTAGGATTAGAGGGTGATGGTCATGGTGGGTGGTATGATAGGTCTACTGGAGAGTTTGTTGCAAAGACTGAAAAGGGTAAATTAAAGTTTTATAATAAGAGACAAAAGGTAGGTGCTCAAGATCCAGCACAATCAGAGAAAGAAAAGAATCTGTCATCACCTAATACTCAGGCTCCACCTGCAGAACCTACTCCTGAAGAAATAGCAGCACAAGAACAACAAGCTGCGGCAGATCAAGAGCAATCTATTAGAGATAATCTTCAAAGTCCAGATTTACAGGTAGGTCCTCCTCCTGTACCCAAGACAAAAGGAACATTAACTATAGGATTTGGTAGATTTAATCCACCACATGCTGGACACGGACAGTTGATGGATATCGCAGCATCTTCTGTACAAAATGATGGTGATGATTATGTTATCATACCTTCTAGAACAAATGATCCTAAGAAGAATCCTCTAGATGCCGATTCCAAGGTTGAAGTAATGAGGCAATTATTTCCTCAACATAGTTCAAGGATTATAAATGATCCTCAGAATAAAACAATTTTTGACGTTCTTAAGAAAGCACATAATGACGGATATACGAATGTAAATATTGTTGCTGGAGATGATAGAGTAAAGCAGTTTGATAAATTATCTCAAAACTATAATGGTCAATTGTATCAGTTTGATGGTTTACAAACTATTTCATCTGGAGCAAGAGATGATGATAAAGAAGGTATGGAAGGATATTCTGCTTCTAGAATGAGATTAGCTGCGATGGAAGGAGATTTTAAATCTTTTTACAACAATCTTCAACAAGAAGTTCCTGTACAAGATGAATTTGGCGAACCACTTATAGAAACAGATCCTGATACGGGTGATCAGCTAATTGATGATAATGGTGAACCTTTGTATGTAATGGAGTTAGTTCCTTTACTTCCTAGAAAAGCTGCTAAAGAATATTTTACATCTATTCGTCAGGCGATGGGTGTTGAGGAAGTTAATGAGTGTTGGAATACTTGGGAGATAGCACCAAAAGAAGATTTGGAAAATTTGCGTGAGGCATATATTAATAAAGAAATTTTTGATGTAGGTACTAAAGTTGAAGATGTGACTACTGGTTTAACTGGTAGAATTATTCGTAGAGGTACTAACTATTTGATTTGTGTAACAGAAGATAATATAATGTTTAAATCATGGGTTAAGGATGTAACTGAAGCAGTAGTAAATGGGACTACTATATCTGGTGTTTCTGCTGATCAAAGATTAGTTGGTTCTAGGGATCTTTTATCGTATGTTGCCTCAGTTGTGCCTGGAAGTAGCTGGGGAATACATTTCATAAATAAATACAAGGTAAGAAAAAAGTCGTAGTGAAGTTTTCCAATGAGTAAAAATATCTTTGAAGAATTACCAGCAAGAAAACATGCACCTGCTGCAGCACCTGAGTCTAAGAAAGAAGGTGGCAAACCAGAGGTAAAACAGGTTAGTGGAAAAGCAACTGGTAGTGTAGAGGAAGGTTCTGAGAAGAAAATTCGTCAAGCTGTATATGATATAAGATATCGTGCTCGGAGAGAGGATATAGATCTGAAGGCTGCTTTTGCTCAATATATGTCTAATAGTAATTTGAGTCAGCAGGAAAGAACTGCTGTTAGAGCTAAGTTATTTGGTAAAGA